AGCAGTGAAATATTCCACATCAGTAGCAGAACTACTGAAATCTAAGGAAGATATTGATATTGGGAATGCTTCGTAGAAATGAAATTCCATTTGTGGATTCATTGCACTTGTTAGAATAGTTAAAACAATAGTGGATACTGTTCCACCTCTGGGAGTTAAATCTGACTTTCCTTTAAGTAATCTAAATTTTTCATGCCCTTCAGCAAAACCTAAAGCGATACATCTGTCATAAATTTCAATCCAATTTTTTAGATGTTCATCAACTATGAAAGTTACCGACAATTCCTCAAAGGAAACATTGCCTCCAGCGTATGGTATAGTTGCAAATGGTGTAGGCATTTCAATTGCACTGACAGAAACTCCTGGCACATTTGCTGATTGACAAAACCAAGTAAGATGCGGTGCATCCTCCATCGTTAATCGAAAGCTGATATTGGAAAGATAATTTAAATTGTCTGGTACTTTGTTTGATGCTGCCATAGTTTCCTTTATATTATATTACTATTTATGTAACAATTTTTCAAACTCAGAATAACCGATATCTTTACCGACAAACACAAAGTTACAATTTGGAAACTCTTCTTCTATTTTACTATGTTGGTCAATCCAATCTTGACTTTCTGAACTGGAAACATTTGTAGAAGAACCAAGATAAACACCAGAACTAGTTTGACTGTGAAAATAATCATATCCCACACAATACAATGTTTCATTTGGATTTTCCAGACAAGCCGTTCTTAAAGCAACTGTTTCTGTAATCCATTCATCATATTCATTTCCCCACCAATCAATATTTTTTGTCAAATCTGAAGAATCAATCCAAAGAAAATACATCACTCCTTCATGAGCAAATTGTATAAAATTTTCTGTGATTGGTCTGTTCTCTGCAATCTGCATTCTCTTATCCGTAGATTGTTTCATTGGAAGATAATGAAAACTTGGAATGAGAGTAAAATTTCTAAAATGACAAACGTGTTCTTTGGTGTATCCGTTAGTGATAAGCTCTACAAGAATTTGGATATTTTCACTAATTAGATTGTCAGGAAAGAATCTCTTGTGGATGTAATCACATCCGTATGTGGTATGGTTTTTAAATAAGTTTAGGTCAGAAATGGTTTTAGATGTTCCATTTCCTATCACTATCAACATTTTATTCTCACAAGAAAATGACTACAAACAAAAAAAGGGAGCAGATTTCTCTACTCCCTCTTGGAATCCTACTATATGTAGGTCATACTACATTGTAGGGAACGAACTACATCAAGTTTGAAATTGAAGCTTTTCTGTAATAAACGTTCAAGTGAGGATTCGCTGTAAGATCACCAGTAATACGACCAGTAGATGCACTTGCATTCTCCGCAAATGGGTTAGCAACTAAACCATAGCGTGTCTTGAAAGCAATCTGTGGTTGAAAACTTGCGGAATCAACTGCACGAACCATTTGCAATGGAACGTAAGGACAGTAGAAAACACCAGCATCCATCGGAGAATCACCTTTGTAACCAACACAGTAAAACTCTTGTGCGTGAGCATCAGCATAAGGATCAACATAAACTTTATATCGACCATTAAGAACACCAGCAAACGTAGAAGATGATGTATCTGAATTAATGTCAGTACTCATTGATGGAGCATAATCCAACATTCCTGCCATTTGAAGTGCGGAAGCAACATCTGAAGAGGTCATAAGGATATTTCCTTTTCCTCTGCGTGTGTCTTTTCCAATCTGGTTAGCATCTTTTTCAATCTGCATCATCAGACCTTTGAATTTTTCAACCATCCAACGTCCGTTAGAATCGGTGTCAAGGTCAAAAATTCCATTAGTTGTACATCCAACTTGAGCACCAATAGCAGCATTGATGTAAATCTTACGAATTACTTCACGGTTGATCTCAACTAGAATTTCACTAGAAAGAATGTTAGCAAGTTCTGCTTCTGCATCCAATCCATGAACAGCACGTAAATCCTGTGCTAATTCCATAGAATACGAACCTTTGAGAGCACGTGTTCCAGCAGCGATGGATATCTTCTCAATTGAGAATGACATCTGACCAGCAATATCACCTTCACCACCGTCTGTTTCCAGAGCACTTGAAGCAGCAAATTCTGTTCCTGTTTGACCAGTTCCGTCAGTACCCGTGATCAAAAGACCAGGCGTCTTGACTGTATCACCACTATTAGCTGTTCCAGATTCACTTGCGACTGTATCAGCATTAACACCAGGCATTTCAGCTCCACCCATTGTATTAACACGACTCTTGAGTGCGAAAATAAGACCTGTTGGTCCTGACATTGGTTGAACTCCACAAACGTCATATGCAACTAACTGAGGCATTGCACGGCGAACCATAGAGATCAAAACTGGATCTGCAAAATTGAATGCAGTTGTTTGTACTGAGTTACCAGCAACACCACCCAAAGATGGGTTAGTGGATGTCAAAGCGTTGATTGTTGTAGGTTCTCCTGCTTCTGACAATAAACCGCCACCAAGACCAGATTGCATTGCTTGATCTTGAGCATATTGATATTCTGTGTTCTCAAGACACATAGCGGTAACGGCACGTTTGTGACTATCTGTGATCTTTGGAAGATCTGGATGGTCTAGAACCGGCGCCCACTTTTCATTTAAATTTTCTGCGAGTTTCATATTATTTAACTCCTAATATGGATTAAAAAAATTGTAATATTTAATTACGAGCAATAGCGTGGCTATATGCTTCCATTATGTTATTCATCTTAACAGGAGTTTCCTCTTGATCTTCTGAACTAACACCTTCTTCACTAATAACTTCATCCTTTTTAACTTGACTAGGGAAATAACTTTCCTTAATCTGTTTTACTTTACTTTCAAAATCTTCGACATCGCCTTCTTCCATTGAAACACCTTCTGTAAGTGTCTTCAACTTTTCGGATTGTGTGTCAGCAAGGTCATTACTAACTTCTTCGACAATCTTATTTTTGCGATATTCGTTGAGTTCGTTTGTTACTTTGACGTTCTCTTCGATTTTGCCATTTAATTTAGTTTCTAATTCCTCAACGCGGTCAAATAAGTTTTCAACCATGTCTACTTTTTCATCTGGAACTTCGATGTAATGTTCTTGGAAAAGACCTTTCAATCCACCAATGAACTCTTCTGTAATTTCACTTCTAAGTGAACTGTCGAGGGAAAGTTCGTTTTCTTTCATCCATTCTTCAACAACATAGTTCAAGTATCCGTCAACTTTTTCTGTCAATTCATCTCTAAAAGTAATGATTTCTTCTTGAAGATTCTTGGTATATTCTTCTTCCAGTTCTTCAGTCTTTTGTGTAGAAAGTTCCATAACTTTTTGATAAACAGCTGCTTCAAAAATCGTAGAAGCTTTACTTTTGAATTCTTCGGAAAGTTCTTCACCTTGAACCAATGCTTCAATGTCTTCTTTAACATTGATTTCTGGGAGGTCAGATGGTTTTATCTTCTTTTTCTTTTTACCGACTTCATCTTTATCGTTATCAGAATCGGTTGGTGTTGGTCCACCTAAGTCTTCTGCTTCAGCAACATCCATTAAAGATTTCCATTTAGCGGTAACTTCTTCTTTTTTCATACCATTAACAGCATCAAAAAGAGCTTTAATCATTCCCGATTTAGTAGAAGGCATTTTAACTTCTTCTATTTTTTCTTCAACTATTTCTTCTTCTTGCACTGCTTCCCCTTGTATTTCTGGAGTCTCAACAAGTTCATCCTGTTGTTCTACTTCTTCCAGAACTTCATCTTGGTTTGTAATTTCTTCGTTACTCATTTGAAACTCCTAAAAATTTATAGTAATTGGTTCGTGTTAATATTTATAATAATCATAAATTAGACATTAATTTACTGAATTCTCTCAACTTAATTTCTTCAAGTTGTTTTGAAGGAGCTGCTTCGATAATTTTCTTCGCTCTTTCTATATCTTGTTCTCTGAGTAAACCATTATCCCAAACCCATTCCTTACCTTCCATAATACCTTCAACGAAAGCATTAGGAGCGGATGGATCAGCAACAATGTCTGCTGCAGTTGCAAGAAAAAAATCGTTTTGAACGACCTGTGCCTTGTCTTTTGATTCTGATTTCAAAGTTCCCATTCCTCTTGAAGAAACACCTAACCTTGCACCTTCATCAATAAAACTCTTTACAATCTTTCCGTTTGGTGTATCGAGTATTTTTGCTCGGCCAACAAAGTTAGATCCCTCTTTTACTAAAGAAGTAATCATATGAGAAGCACGATCCAAATTAACAGTTGGTCCGTCAGGGTGACCTAACTCTCCAAATGCACGTTTTGGTTCAACATATTCTTTCACATAACGTTTTACTTCTTTTTCAAGAACTTCCAAAGGATATATTCTGCCGTTTTTATTCTTCGTTTCCGACTGCATGAAAATACCTTCGATATAGTACTGCTTCGGTTTATCATTAACTGCTTCAATTAGTTCATAATCTACGGCTTCTTGTAACTCGCAAATTAGTTTCATTTTGCCCTACCCTTTGTTGTTGATTGTAAAATCTAAAACTTTCATGAATGACTCTGAATTTTCATTCATACTATCTC